ATATTGACTGATGCCCTCGATTTTACTGCGGATTTTTTATCAAGACGGATAGAAAAACAAATAAAGAAGCCATCGATTGTTGCTGGGCCAATTGTTATTCCAGTCGGAAAAGAAACAGAAGCTCGTAAAAAATTGGCTGATAGGTGGAAAAATTTCTATGCTACTACTGGTGGTGAAGTAACTGAAAAGATGAAGTCTTTTACTGAAAACTTGAGTAAAATTGATTTTATTCAGCCATCTGAAGAATGGGTAAAGGATTCAACTAAAAATAAACTTACTAAAAGATTGCCTGAAACAATTTTAAATATTGGTCCTGGGGTTGTTGCTTCACTTGGATTGTTTGCAATTAATCCTACATTGGGTTTTGTTGCTTCTTCGGGGTCGGTTGCTGATGAGGTAAAGACTATAGCAATGGAGAATGGAGTTAGTGAAGACAAGGCAAATTTGTTGGGATTAGCGACAGGATTGCTTGTTGGTTGGATTGATAAGATTGTTCCTGACGAAGTTTTCTCACCACAACAAAAAAAGGTCTTTGTAGGTGGTTTCGTAAAAAGGGTTTTAAAACTTGGATTAAAAGAAGCTGGTACAGAGATAGTTCAAGAGAGTGTTCAGTTATTGGCTGAAGCTACGGTGAGGGAAGATATTACTAAAGATGAGGTTGTAACTCGAAATTTGATGGCTGGTTTGGGAGGGCTTCTTGGTGGTGTCGGCGCGCAAACTACTGTGAGTTTTGTTAATGGAATTAGAAGTGGTGATATTGGTGGTCTTGAGGCTGGAGATATAACACAGGTTTCAGAGACAGAACAAATAGTCGATGAGGCTTATAAGCAAACAGTTAAAAGTGGCGGTATTACTATTTCTCTTGAAGGCAAGAAGCCAACAAAAGGGGTGGCTTATTCTCCATTTAAAGATACTGAGCAAGTAGTTGATAAGGCCAATTTCAATGAAAAAGTTGTTGAAACATATATACAGAAAAATGAGGCTAAATTACAAGAGGAAGGAAATCATTTAGGATTGTGGGAAGACGAAGGTAAAATATATTTAGATATTAGCAAGGTAGGAGAGGGCCCGAAAGCTTTTGAGAAGGCGATGAGTGCTGAACAGTTAGCAGTATTTGATTTAGAGAGTTTTGAAGAAATTAAACTCGGAACAATTGACAATAAGGTGTATAATAGATTATATGACAAAGCGATTGATCACCCTTATTTCGACAAAGGGAAAGTCACCGAAGAAGGTGGCAAAAGAGTTGTTGAAAAACCTCAAGAAGTTTCGAAACAAGTCTCCGAAACCCTCAAAGTCGTAGAAGGTAAATTATACGACCCAAAGAAACCTCTATACTTCGGTGGCAAAAATATAGACACGGCAAAAATTACAGAACAGGGTTTATCTCTTACAACAGATGCCAAAGTAGCTAGAACATTTTCTAATGCGAAGACAGGCAGACCAAACATACAGGAAGTATTTTTAAATAAAAATGCCAAAATAATAAACTTTGACGATATACCAAAAAACGTATTAACTAAAATTGGTGGTTTGGAGGGTCGTTATACTCAGGCAGCACAATGGGCGAGGGATAATGGGTTCGATGGCATAAATTTTGGTGGAGCAGAAAATGAAATTAGGATAGTAAACTCAAAGGTCATTAGTGTCACACAACAACCAGTTAGCGACATAAAAGCGAAAAAGCCCAAGAAGCCGAAAAAGAAGGTTGAGCCAAAGAAGAAAGTTAAGAAAAAGCCCAAAGTAGTTAAAGTCCCCGAAAGACAACTCCCGGTTGGGGAAGGAAAAGAGAAGGTTTCGAGGTTGCAAGCGAGATTGAAGGGTGCTTTAGAGAATACTTCGCAAGAAGATATTGAGGAGCTTGGTTTAACAACTTTTAGGCAGATGAATCAAGATGCTCAAATTGCAAAAGCTGTTGAGTATGTCACTAATAATACAGAAGAGGCATTAAAAGTGGTAAGAGGCGAGATTGATCCGCCAAAAGGTATTCTTCAAAATTCGATATTTGCTGCTCTTGTGGAGTTGGGGCAAGTTGATACTGATGTTGCTACTCAAATTGCTACTTTAACTGCGACTAGGTTTGGTCAAGAAATAAATATATTGAAGAAAATTTTTGCTGATAATCCTGTTGTTATGATGCAGGATATTGTCAAAACTAGAATTAAGGCTTACGAGAAAAGGACTGGCAAAAAAGTTAGCAAAAGAGTTAAACAAGAGATTACGAAGATTACTAAAAAGGTTCAACCTACTACAAAAGAACAGTGGAATTCGTTTTTATCTGAGATTAGGTGTTAAAATAATTATATGGCATTTTGCTTAACGCGCGACCAGGAGAATAAATTAAGAGATGCGTTTGTGTCTAAAAAACTTGATCCGTTCAAGCTTTCAGAAATGACAAGCGAGCAGAGAAGGGCTACTCTTGAAAAATTTATCGATACAGAAAATGCTGCTAATGTTAATTCGTTGTTTGAATCTAAACTCCTATTAAAAAATCAAGTACAAGGTTTTAAAACTTGGGCAAAAAGTCTTATTGGACTAAAACCAAGAATTAAAAGAGATTTGTTGACGAAAATTGAAAGATTAAATGAAATTGGTGTGCTTGATCCTGCGGACTTGAAAGCATTTAAAGAGGACTTAGCGCGAACTAGACTTGGTTTTGGTGTTACATTTGAAGAAGCAAAAGTGATTAATGAATTGTCTGCTGAAAGAGTTGAATCAAAAGAGGCTTGGGAAGCGAAAATGAAAGAGAACCCCAAGTGGGTGAATGATCCTTATGCTACTACTAAAAAATGGAAGAATGATCCAAAAAGAATTGAATATGGATTAAAAAACGTGGCTTTAGAAAGTTATGTTGACGATTTAAAACTTGCAGCGAAAAGTGGAAAGGTTAGGTTTGCAGAAGCTCCTATAAAATTTGTTGCAAATGCGATAAAAGATTCCCCTGGGTTTTTTAATAATTTGTTCAAATCAACCATGGCTTCAATTGACAACAGTTTTTTCGGCAGACAAGGAATCAAGAATCTCTACGGTACTTCTACTCAAAAAAGAATTTGGGTAAAGAATTTCGCAAAATCTTTTGTTGATATTGCAGCAGAATTGCGAAAGGCAAAAATTAAAGGGGTTAGACCTATGGATATGATAAAAGCAGAGATTTATTCAAGGCCAAATGCTATGAATGGAAAATATAAGGCTGGTAATTATAGATTAAATGTTTTACATGAAGAAGCAATTCCTACATCTTTACCTGAAAAAGTTCCTGGATTTGGCAGACTGTTTAGGGCAGCTGAAACGGCTTTTAGTGGTGGCGCGTTAAGAATGCGAGCAGATTTGGCAGATATGCTTATTTCTCAGATGGAGACCCAGGGCATTAATACTCTTGATCGAAAAAATGCGATTCCAGCAGGTAATTTTGTTGGTTCTTTAACCGGAAGAGGTAGTTTAGGTAGATTAACTCCGATAGCTGATAAATTGAATTTATTATTATGGTCGGCAAGATTTTTTAAGTCAAATGTTGAAACTGTATTTGCTCCTGCTAAGTTTTTAGCAACAAAACTTGGATTAAGGACTGCCAAAAGTGAGGGGGCTGCTTTTATAGAGAGAAAGGCAGCTATAAATATGGTTAGTATTATTGGTCATGTTGCGGGTTTAATGATGATAGCTAAATTTTTAGATCCTGAATCAGTCGAAGAAGATCCACGAAGTACAAATTTTGGTAGAATCAAGATATTTGGTCATTGGACAGACATAACAGGTGGAATGAGGACTATTGCAATAATGGCAGCTAGACTTGTTCCAACAAGGCGTAATGGTGAATGGGGTGTTTGGAGAAAATCTAGCACTGGTAATTGGACAAACTTAACCGCAGGTGAATTTGGTAAAGATGATGCTGTTGATGTATTTATGGATGCACTATTATTAAATAGACTTTCTCCAATAGCTTCAATTCTTAGAGATTTTTATAGAGGCGAAATGTTTGGCGGAGAACCATTTGATATTAAAAAGTCAATTGTTAATTCGCTGACTCCTCTTTCAATTCAGAATGTGAATGATGTTAAAGACGAGAAATTTGAGACAGTTTTGGCAGTTGGTATTTCTGAATTTCTTGGATTAGGAGTTTCTACTTATAAATATCAAGATAATTGGGAAAGAAAAACAAGTAAAGAAATGAAGGAATTTAAAAAGCAAGTTGGTAAAGATGTTTTTAAAGATGCTAATAATTCTTATAATCGGGCATACAATGCTTGGTTGGACAGTGTAAAAAAAGATCCAAAATATAAAGAATTGTCTGAAGATGGTAAAAAATCATTGGAAAGTAGTGCTAGGGCTGCAATAAAAGAGAGAATACTTGGTGAATATGGCTATGATCCAATTGAAAAGCCAAAAACAGTCGAGGAACTTTTGGAAAAAGAGGAGATTAAACTTTTGAAACCAAAATAAATTAGTTTTATTATGTTACAATAAAGTTATGTCACGTCCAGTTGGTATTATTGAATACGAGGAAAAATATATAAAAGAGGTTGATAAATACCTCAAAAAGAATAAAGATAGGTATACAAAATTCCTTAAACAGAAAAATAAGGATTATTCAACATACGAAAGTAGATTGAAAGTTAAATTGCCTACTATTGTAGGATTTGCAATATATTTAAATGTTTCTGAAAAAAGTTTGTATAATTGGGCTGATGTTCGTCCAAAATTTAGAGTTGCTCTTAACAAGATCAAAAATGAACAAAAACAAAGGTTGATTAACAGTGGATTGGCTGGGATTTATAATTCAACAATTGCTAAACTTATACTTTCTTCTAATCATGGAATGAAAGAAAGAATTGATAATACTACTGACGATGAGCCAATAAATAATTTTAGTGATGAACAAATTAACAGAATCGCAGATCGTATCGCCAGAGGAAAGAAATAAAGGAAGATTTGTAAAAGGACACAAAGGTCATTGGCGTGGTAAAAAGCTCTCTGATGAAAAAAATTAATGTCAGTTTAGAGGAAAAGGCGATAATGGTGGTATATCAAGCTCAAAAAAGTCTGATTGATTTCGCTATTGCCACTGACTCGGATTATCAAGATACTTGGTTTCATGAAACAATGGCAATTGTTTTCCAATCTGTACTTAAAAAGGTTGAAAACGGTCAAGATGCAAGAGTAATCCTCACAGTTCCCCCTCGTCACGGAAAATCTGAACTAGCTACTATGAAATTTCCAGCATGGTTGCTTGGAAAACATCCTGAATGGCCTATTATGGTTGCTTCTTATTCTGGTGATTTGGCTGTTGATTTCGGGCAAGGTACTAGGGAAATTATTCAATCTTCTTCTTATCAAGAGATTTTCAAGACTAGGTTAAGGCCAGATACCCAAGCAAAAGGGAAATGGATGACAAAAGAAGGTGGTGGCTATATGGCTGCTGGTGCTGGTGGTGCAATTACCGGAAAAGGATTTAAAATAGGAATTGTTGATGATATTTTTAAAAACAGAGAAGAGGCAGAATCAGATATTATCAGAAATTCACGATGGGATTGGTATAGGTCCACTTTTTATACTAGACAAGAGGGAAACACTGCAATTATTATTATTGGAACTCGTTGGCATACAGATGATGTTATTGGTCGAATAATCGCAAAACAAAAGGAAGATGAGGCTAATAATGAAGAGGAATATGATAAATGGACATTAATTGAATTTCCGGCGATTGCTATAAAAGATGAGGATTTTAGAAAAAAAGGTGAGGCTCTATGGCCCGCAAGATTTCCAATTGAGAAATTAAGAAAAAATCAAACTACTCTTGGTCCGTATGAATTTGCAGCTTTGTATCAATGTAATCCCATTACTTCAGAAAATCAAGAATTTAAAGAAGAATGGTTTAAAAAGAGGTCTTGGGTTGAAGTTGAAGCGTTGGATACCAGAAAATTTGCCACAATAGACCCGGGTGGTAAAGGTATTGAAAATG